AGCATCGTCTTCGTCGTCGCCTGCATCATCCATGTCACCCATGTCGTCGCCTGCTTCGTCGTCACCGCCGTCTTCGTCACCCATCATTTTTTCAAATTCTGCTTTTAAGTCATCTAAAGCGTCTTCTAAGTCAACTACACGATCTTCTAGCTCTTCTTCGCCTTCTTCATCGCCCATGTCGCCGTCTGCTTCAATGTCACCCATCATGTCATCTGCTGGATCGCCGCCCATGTCATCCATTGGCGCTTCAATAGCTGGTTCCATAAAGTTTTCATCTACTTCTTCGTCTGATGCTTCATCAACTTCTTTGTCTGATGCTTCATCAACTTCTTCGTCAGTAGCTTCGTTAGTTTCTTCGTCGTCATTATCTGACGCTTCATCTACTTCTTTGTCATCTTCATCGTCTTTTTCATCATCTTTCGATGCTTCTTCGATATCTAGATCGTCTTCTAGTAGATTTTCATAAATTTCTCTTGATTTTTCAATCACGTACTCGTGAAATAAATCTTCAGCACCTGCTTTGTCCTCGTTTACGAGTTTTTCTAGCATTGCTTCAATTTTATTAATGTCTGCCATTTTATTCTCCTATAATTGTTGTGTTATCGTAAGGCTGTACACATATTTACATTATTATTAATATATGTATGGATAATAGGCTCAAAACAGCTCGTTTTGAGTGCATGTTAGGATTTTTGCCAAAACTTAATGAATTCTGGCACAGTTTGATGCTCTAGATTGGCGACATCTTTCAATGATTTAGGTAAGAATGAATCTCCTTCTTCAACTACTCTTATATATCTCGTATCAGGATGACTTTTCATTGTAGTTAATGTTTGTCTTTCCCAATTACCAAAATAAGTAGCTGGATCATAGCTTTTTTTGTAGTTTTGTGTGTCAGCAAACAAATTGTTTACCCTTTTATATTCGCCATTAGCATCTTTTGATCCTCTAAAATCAAAGCCTAATACATATATTTCGTCATATCCATGCATATGACTAGCCATCCATAATGCTGTTGGACCGCTACTCCAACCCTTTGACGGGTTAAAAAGATTTAAATTTGGCATACTGTTAAACGTTCGATTAGGATTTGTCCATACTTCGTTATCTAGTTGCCATCTATGTTTTGTTATTTCTAATATCATCTTTACATCGACTGCAATTAAGTAATCAGGTCTGAAAGTTCTGTATACTGCATTACAAGCATACACTTTTCCAAACTGTTTTAGATGATTTAGATCAATTGGTTCACGGCTCGTGCCGTTACCTACGACAAACGCTACAGACAAATTACGCTCCTGGTTCAGCGTTAGCGGCTAAGCCGTACATTTGTCTTACAAAAAATAATTCTTTTTCGTTTTCTTCGTTGTGTAGTTCAGATGCTTTACGTGCTTTATTAATCATACGTAAGCTAAGTCTTGTTTTACGAGTGTCATCGTAATCCATTGGTGATTCGTCTGATAAAGGATCGTATCCCTTATCTTCAATTGGATCTAAGTTCTGTTTATCAAAATAAAAAAATTCTCGTAAGTTCATGTTAGTATTTATACCGTTTGTTGAGTTGCGTCGGCTTCTGCGCCGCCACCTGCGCCAGGATCTGTAACAGTTTCCGGTGGAGTACCTTCGCCTGCGGCTCCAGCATCTTCGCCTTCAGGCATTTCATCTTCAATTCCGCCTAAGTCGTCTGCTATACCTGCACCACTTACACCTGCTGTACGCATTTCTGCACTTGCATCTGTTGGTGGTTGTTGTAAAGTTTCATCGTTTTCTTCTCTCCACAGTCTTTCATTTTCTGCAACTTCTTCTTTAGAAAGTCCTAAGAATCTTTCTAGTGCAAATCTATTTGAAATATATGGAACTGCCATCATCTGTGTAAATGTTGGCACACGAGTATTATCTAATTCACTTTGTCTATAACTTGCAAAGTTTTGTGGTGGTTGAAAACTAACATCAAACATGCTTACATCAATGTTAACACCTTTTTCCATTAGATATCGTTTAAATTCTTGGTTAAAGTCTTCAATTAAAAGACCTTGTAATCTCATACAATACTGATTAAATCTTAATTCTTGAATATATGCTGTGCCTACTCTGCCGTCATTGTATTGACTTTGTCCTTCGTCTTGTGCCGCAGTTGGCAAGTAACTACTTGGAATACGTAAGCCTCTAATTAGTTTATTAGTAAAATATTTTAAGTCGTCAATTTCACCTAGGTTTGTTCCGCCCGGTAGTGTTTCAACTTTAGATCCTCTGCCTTCAGCAGTTTGTGGGAAAAAGTAATCTTCATTGGTTGACAGCGGATTGTAAGAACTGTCTATGACTGATGTGCCTCCGCCTGTCTTCGATGGGATACGTCTTTGATGTATTTCCGTTTTTACACGCTCCACAAATTGCATAGCAAGGTGTGATGGCATGTTGCCCACATCAACGTAGAATACTCTTCTCTCTGGAGCTCTCTGTGTTCTGTAAATAATAATTGCGTCTTCAAGCAATTCTTTCTGCTTGTAAACTTTAAAAATACTTTCAAGTAATGAATTACCAAAAGGATGATTGTTGTCTAAACCTTCACTTAAACTTAAATGTATCATGTGTTCTGCATCAACTGCAATTTCATGCTCTTGATCCATACCGAAACGTCCTTGTCCTCCGGAGCCTCCTGTAGATGTATTACCTACCATGCCTCGAACACTACCTGTTAGATAGCCGTCGCCGCCGCCGGTAACATTTCCGTTTGTTTGGAAAGGTGTTGTTGCTACTTTATCTGCAAAATTAAAATTAATATCTTTTACAATATATTGTTCAGGCTTTTTGCCTTCACTTTCATTAACAATAATTCTTGATACTTTTGCAGGATCAACATGAAACCATTTTTTAGTTTCTGGATCTCTAATAAAGAATTGATCTCCATATTTAAAAACGTTACGCACAATTCTAAACATACGTGTTTCAAAATTATTCATTTTAGTCCACTGTTGTAAATAGTTTTCTAAAATTTTAATTTCAGAATTTGTTGCGTCTTTTTTAAAGTTTAGTAAAAAATTTGTTTTGTTTGTTTTATTAAATTGAGTACAAAATTCTGAAAGGATATCTAGTGCCGCATTTACTTCACTGTCGTTATCCATAGTGTTATATTGTCCATAACGCTCTACTCTATTAGGAGCACCAACATACACATCAGGTAAAAAAGAACTATAGTTGGTTCTTGCTGGACCTGGTTGATTGCCCCCTGATCCTAAAGGACTATTAGTTCCTTGCTGGACTTCTGTAAAATATCTTTTCCAACTCATTTTTTTATCCTGTCATTAAGTCGCCCTGGCCGTTAACACCAGTTTTGACGCCTTTTGTCAATTTATTGTTTTCTGCCATTAGCTCTGCAATTTTAAGCATATTAGTATTTAACAGATCTAACGATGCATTCGCCTGTTTCTGACTGGCTCCTAAACCACTCAAATCACCCATTTTTGTACTTAAATCTGCAATCTGAGTACCAACACTAGTCATGGTATCGCCTATAGTGCTTAGTTCTTCTGGTGAAAATTCTGCCATCATTTTAGCTGTATCAGGAGCTTTTGTATTAGATGCTGAAGAAGTTGGTTCAGGTGGATCGTCGTCGCCTCCTCCAAATAGTGACTTACCTTTACCACCTAACCATTTTGGTAGATAGTCTGTAAAGTCTGGAAGTTTAAAATCAAAACTAAAGAATCCTTTAACTTTATCTACAATAGAGTTAAACATATCAGATATACTTGGAAATGAAAATTCTATTCCAAATACTTCTTTAATTTTGTTGATAGGCCACATAATCATATCTTTAGCAGATTGAAATATATCTCCTACACTTAGATCAAATATGCTTAGTATCTTATTAGGTATAAACATGATAGCGTCCCAAGCGGCAGATATTACATCACTGAAACTAGTTTCTCCAGAAAACAGTCCTATGATTGCATTAGGCACTGCCATTATTGCGTCCCATGCATCTGTGAAGAAACTACTTACACCTTCCCAACTAAACATTTCCATTATTGCTGTGCCTAGTCCTATTATTGCATCAATACCTGCACTTATCCAACCTTTAATTGTTTCATAACTGAACATTGCCACCAATGCCGCTCCTATTGCTAAGAATGGTGCCGCTACTGGTGCAAATATTAATGCCGCAATACCTGCAACTGCACCAACAAGTACTGTATCTAAACTAGGTAAGAATGAACTAAACAATGCTTTTATACCATCACCTAACCAGCCCATTATTTTGTCACCTAGGTCTGACATTGCCTGTTGCGGATCTGCCATAAAGCTAGTTATAAATTTACTTAAACTTGTAAACACCTTGTCAAGTGTGGGTTTAATTTTTACAAATACATCATCTAAGAAACTTCCGCTTGTGCCCAGTCCGTCAAACATACCTGTTATTTGTTCAAATAACGGACTATCTAAGAAGTATTCTTTTAGTTTTCCTCTAAATCCTTCAATTGCTTGTTCAACACCGCCCATAACTGTTGTCATTTTTGCGTTTTGTTTTTGTTCAGCATCAATATCTTCTTTACTTTTCTTTGTTATTCTATTAATTTGTCCTGTTGCACTAGCAATAGCATACAACGCCGGATTGGTTGTTTTTAATGCTTCTAATTGAGCACCATTCATTCCACCAAAGAATTTGTCCATCTGTGGACCCATGTCTGCTAACATATTATTAAGTGTAGCAGGGTCTACACCTTCTTCAAGTGCTTTTGCAACTTCATATGCTTTATCACCAACAGCGTTAACAAGTGCAATACCTTCATCAGTTTGTGCAACACCGTCACGTAAGTCATCAAATGCTGTTGCCATTCCTGGCATTGTGGTATTCAACATAGTCATGTTGTTTAAGAAGTTTTCTCTAGCATCGCCATCTAAGGTATTAGCATGAAGACGTATTCTAGCATCATCCATTTGTGCAGATCTTGCTTTTTCTAATTCTTGTCTATTCAGACCTGTTACTTTTGATAACTTGTCCATTTCTTGTAGATAATTTTGTGAACCAGCAATAAGTTGAGCATTAGACATATTTTCTAATCTACCCGAC